GCACTGAACCAGGAGCTGAACCGACTGCAGCAACGGCAGTTGAAGGTAGCCGTTGATTCGTCCGCGTTTGAGAAGGCTGGCGCACAGATTAAGGAAGTCCAAGCGCTGATCAGCGCTGTACAGCGCCAGCAGGTACTGATCCAGGTAGACGATCGCTCTGTTACCGCACTGCAAACCAAGCTGGCGGATCTGCAGAGCAGGCAGGTCAAGGTAGACGTTGACTCTCAGGAGTTCATTGAACTGCAGCGGCAGATCAATGCAACAGAAAAGGAGCTGCAAGAGATCAGCCAACGGAAGGTGCTGATTGATGCTGACGCTAACTCGTTCTTAGCAGTTACAGCCAAGCTGCGCAATGAGCTCAATGGGCTCCAAGAACGGCAGCTCAAGATTGATGTTGATTCCCAGGAGTTCGTTGCCCTTGGCAAGGAGATTGATCGTGTTGAGGGTGAGCTGCAAGCGCTGGAACGCAAGCGCACTGCAGTCACGATTGACGCCAGCTCAATCGAGGCACTACAGGCCAAGCTGACCGATCTGCAAACCAGGCAGACCAAGGTATCGGTTGACTCTCAGGAGTTTGCTGACCTGCAGGTTCAGATCAACAACGTACAGCGTGACCTTGCCGAAGTTGAGCAGAACAAGATTCTGATCAATGTAGACGGCAACAGCATCACGGCGCTCACCACCAAGCTCAAGGCCGAACTCACGGCACTGGAGCAGCGGCGCGTCACGATTGACGTGGACTCTCAGGAGTTCATTGAAGTCAGCCAGCAGATTGATCGCGTCGAAGGTGAACTGCAGGCGCTGGAGCGTAAGAAGCTCCTGATCAATGCTGATCCCAGCAGCATCATCGCCCTACGCTCACGGCTTGGCGAACTGCAAGGCGAGCTAGAGAAAACGCAGATCGGCAGCCAGCGGTTTAGGGAGCTGCAGGGGGAAATTAACAAGACCGAAACCGAGCTGAGAGAGGCCACGCAGTCCGCTGGTGGCCTGCGTGGCGTGATTCAACAGCTAGGCCCGGCGATTGCTGCAATCGGCATCGGTACAGGCCTTGTCGCGTTCACTCAGGGGGCGTTTGATGCTGCCACCGCTGCAGAGTCTGCGGAGGTGCGGATCAAGGCGCTTGGCGATCAGTTTGGCGAAGCTGACAAGGTGCAGCAGCTGGTTGCCAAAAGCGCTCAACAGCTGAACCTCAGCAACACTGAAGCAGCTGATGGATTCCTCCAGCTCTATGGCGCCCTGCGACCGGTAGGCATCGGCCTGGATGACGTGGCCACCGTGTTCACAGCGGTGAACGCCACGGCCAAGAACTTCGGCCTCAGTGCTGGCAACGTGAACGCTGCAGTGCTGCAGCTCAGCCAAGGCCTCGCCGCTGGTGCACTGCAAGGCGATGAGCTGCGATCCATCATGGAGCAGTTGCCGCCTGTCTCTCAGGCGATTGCGAAAGAGCTGGGCGTCACTGTTGGCCAGGTTAAAAAACTAGGCAGCGAAGGAAAGATCACTTCCGAAGTGGTGATCAATGCAATCAAGGGTCTGAATGATACCGAGCTGGGCAAGCTCGACCAAACCCTGAACACAACTCAAGAAAAACTGAAGGCTCAAGGCGTCGCATGGAATGAACTTAGCGTCACCGTAGGCAGTGCATTCGTTCAGGCATCACTGCCAGCTATTGAGCTACTTACCGGTCTAACACAAGGCTTGACCAGTGTTGCGCGTGCGGCTGCCGATGCCCCCTTGGCGCTGAAAGCTCTTGCTGGCGTACTGCTGGGCCTGCCGGCGGCCTACATTGCTGCGCGGCTCGCGTTGATCGCATTCAACAGCGAGCTGATCGGCGGGCAGATCAAAGCAGCAATTGCAGGAATCCAACAGCTGGGCCTGCTGCTCAGAACTCAATTCATAGCCGACCTGGCAACTGCCAAAGGTGCATGGGTTGCATTCAGCACCTCAATTCAGACTGGCGCACTGCAGCAGCAGATCGTTGCGTTAGGCGCAAAGTTTGGGCCGCTAGCGTTGGCGATCGGCGCTGTTACTGCTGCAGTGGTGGCGTTCAACAAGTCCACTGCAGACTCACAGTCGATTGCAAAGGCTGCAGCAGACGGCCAAGATGAGCTCACCGCTGCGCTCACTGCAGCCGGCGTTGAAACCAGCAAGCTGACCACTCTTGGCGGGCCATTTGCTCGCGGCCTAGAGGATGCTGCGACAGCTGGTGAAGCGCTGCTGGCTCCATTGCGGGCAATCCCAGGTATCGGCCCACTGGTGGCAGATGCAATCAAAGGAATCTGGCAAACGCTTAAGGTGGTGATCCCTGGCCTCAAAGGTGCCACTGAAGGGATTATTGCACTCATCAATGCCTATAAGGGTGCGGTTGCCAATGCCAACGCTACGCAAGGGCTAGAGCAAGCGGCGATAGCGCTAACTAACCTGCAAAGCCAAGCCGGATTGGCTGAAAATGCAGCTGGTGCATTGTTCGCTGAACTCAAAAAGGCAGGCGGCAAGCCCAATACTGCGCAGACTGAGCAGATTGAAAAGTTGGTTACTGCGCTGGAAAAGGCAAAAGCCCAAGGCATTGCACTCGCTGAGCAATACGACCTGCTGGCAGCTGCTGCAAGAAACAGCGGTAACGATGAATACGCGGAAGAACTGGAGCGACTGGCGGAAGCTGCCAGAAACGGAATACCCCTCACAGACGTGCGGATTCAGCAGCTGCAAAGCCTGATCCCCGAAACGCAGAAAGCAACGCAAGCGACGAAAGAACAGGAGGCTGCTGTAAAAGCCCGCGCCGAAGCCGAAGCGCAGCTCAACAAGATCATCGCAGAAGCACCAGTTCGCAACCTAGATGCGCAGCTGGCGGTAGGCCAGCAACTGGTAGGCCTTAGCAAAGCACTTGCTGATCAGGAACAGTCACGGTTCGCGGTAGTGAAGGCTGGCCTGGAGTTCGAGCTATCTAAGGCCCAAGAGCGTGGTGCATCCGAAAGCCAGATCGGGGAGATCAAGTCCCGCATTCAAGAACAAGACCGGCAATCCCTAGAGGCGCGGTATCAGGCGCTGATCCAACAGCAGCAACTGGAAGCCAAACTGCTGGAGCTGAGCCAGCAGAAGGCACGCACCGAAGCAGACCTAAGTGTGTTTGAAGCACGCAAGGCATTACTCCAGGCAGAAGTTGAACTGAAGAAACTATCAGCAGATGCCAGCACCGAAGAGCGAGCTAAAGCTGAAGCAATCGTTGAACTGCAGCGTGCTGCGCTTGGTGTCAATGAGGAACGTTTAGGCGTCCTCGCCCAGACCCAACCACTGGAGCGGCAGATTGCTGCAGCAACAGCTGAAACCGCACGCAACGGACTGCAAGCGCAAGCTGCTCAAGCTGGGTTCAACATTGAAGCCGATGGATCTGTTACCAAAACTGCAGCCCTCGCTGCTGAAACAAGCAAGGTCAAGCAAGCCGCCGAAGCCCGCAAGAAAGTAGAACAAGAGATCGGTGAAGTCATCAAGCAATCGAGCCTGCGCCTAGCAACGGAACAGCTATCGGTTGCAGAGAAGCTGGTTAGCCTCTCACGTGCACTTGCTGCAGAAGAACAGAGCCGGTTTGATCTGGTACGCAGCAATCTAGAGTATGAACTGCAAAAGGCTGAAGAACGCGGCGCATCCGAATCTGAAATCGGTTCAATTAAAGAACGGATCCAGAAAGTAGACCGCGCCGCTGCCGAAGCTCGCTACAAAGCACTCCTGCAGCAACAGCAGCTGGAAGCAAAGATGCTGGAGATCGCCCAGCGTAAGCAGGTGCTTGAGGCGAATGTTGAGTTCAGGAAACAGCAGATCGCGCTACTCGAAGCACAGAAGAAACTGCAGGAAGCCATCGCCGCTGGTGATCAGGGTGCCATTGCGTTGGCGCGTTCTCAGGTGGGTCTGCAGCAGGTGATGCTGGGCGTTCGTGGTGAACAGCTGGGTCTGCTCGCTCAAACCCAGCCCCTCGAAGCGCAGATCCTTGCCGCGCAGCAGAGTGCCGCGATCAACGCAGAGCGGGCCCGTGCGGCACAGAACGGCTACCAGCTTGCCGCTGCACAGTCGGCCGTCAACCTGGGCAACGTCGCCAGCATCGCCGGTGGGCTGAACAACATCGCCGCAGGCTATGCCCAGAACCTGGGCGCTGCAGCGACACAGGCCGGCCAGCTCGAAGGTGCGGTGAGTGACGCGCAATCCCCAGCTGATGGCATCGCCGATGCGTTCACCACCACGGGCGATC